CGCGTGTGCGTGCGTGTGCGCGTGCGACCTTCGCGCCGGTCTGACACTAACGCGGTGCGCCTAACGCGGTGCGCTGGCGCGGTGCGTCTAACGCGGCGCGTTCAACGCGCAGCGTCACGCCCCTCCCGGCAGGCGTCTATCCCGCGTGTACGCGCGCGCGCGCGATCCCCCCCCCCACCATCGCTTTGGGGATTTAATAAATATATTCCTACCCCCCCCACACACAGGCCCCCTACCCTTGCAGCGTGACGCTACTCATGCTACGGGAAGGGATGCGGAAGCCGTGTGGGACGCCGTTGTGCGAGGGGGAGGTGGTGACGGCGAGGGAGTGCCGACGATGCTACGAGCGGAGGCGGTGGGCTGACCCGGAGAGGAAGCGTGCGGCGAGGGGGTACGCGAGGAGGCCGGGGGCGCGTGAGGCGCATCGTTTGGCGTGTCGGGATTACCGGGAGGCCGGGAAGGTGAAGCGAGGGATTTGCGAGGTTTGCGGTGGGGGGACGAGTGAGGAGAGGGCGAGGCGGTGTTTGAGGTGTTTTCGGGAGAGGGTGTTGCCGGGAGCGAGGGTGAGGGGGCTTGAGGCGATGAGGAGGAAGTGATGGGAAGCGTGGATTTGCGGCTGGGCGATTGCACTGAGGTTCTGAAATCTTTGAAAGATGCAAGCGTGGATTCGGTAGTGACCGACCCGCCGTACGAACTTGGGTTCATGGGCAAGGGTTGGGACTCAACCGGCATCGCGTACAACGTCGGGCTGTGGCGCGAGTGCCTGCGGGTGCTGAAGCCCGGAGGGCACCTGTTGGCGTTCGGCGGGACGCGGACCTATCACCGCATGGCTGTTGCCATCGAGGACGCGGGCTTTGAGATCCGAGACTCGCTGCACTGGATTTACGGAAGCGGGTTCCCGAAGTCGTTGAACGTCGCCATCGCTATCGACAAGGCCGAGAGAGGGTTTCCGCAGGGCGGCGCAGACCCCTCTAGTTCCGCGCACGGAAAGTTCAAGACCCAAAAGACCGAAGGCTCCCGTGGGGCCGGGGACGCGGGCCGAGGGTATGGTGCGGGGCCGGGACAGTTCATGCGTGAGGCTGCCAAGGGAACCCGCGCTATCACATCAGAAGCAGCGAAAGCGTGGGAAGGCTGGGGCACCGCGCTCAAGCCCGCGCATGAGCCGGTGGTCGTGGCCCGCAAGCCGCTCGTCGGCACCGTCGCAGCAAATGTGCAGGCGCACGGCACCGGGGCGCTGAACATCGACGGGTGCCGGGTTGGAGTTGACGGGGGCACGCGCAAGTCTGGGCCGCCATCAATGAAGCCGGGAAACTCGCTCAACGGCTCGCTTAACGGCTCGCTCAACGGCGGCGGTTGTGAGCCAATCGACGCTGGCCGCTGGCCCCCGAACATCCTGCTTTCCCACACGCCCGAGTGCGGCGAGGCGTGCGCCGAGGATTGTGCGGTGGCCGGGTTGGACAGGCAGAGCGGGACAAGCAAGAGCGTAGGAAAGGCGCAGTTCAAGCCACGATCAATCTACAGCGCGGACGCAGAGGGTTACGACATCACGGGTACGGAGATCGGATACGGCGACAGCGGCGGCGCGTCCCGCTTCTTCCCGGTCTTCCGCTATCAAGCCAAGGCGTCGAGGTCGGAGCGGGAGCGCGGGTTAAATGAAGGTCAGAAGGCAAGCCATCCCACGGTCAAGCCTGTGGAACTGATGCGGTGGCTGGTGCGCCTTGTGACCCCTCCCGGCGGCGTGGTGCTGGACCCGTTCATGGGAAGCGGAACGACGGGCGTTGCAGTTGGAGCACTTGGTTTTTCGTTTATTGGGATTGAGCGCAACGATGAATATTTCAAGATCGCAAGCGCACGCATCACAAACATGGAGCGGAAGTGATGGAAGAGATTTTAAGGGTGCGAGGGGAGTTGGAGCGGTTGAGGCGGGAGGGGGTTTTGGATGAGGACGTAGAGTCGGCGTACTGGATGCTGGGGCAAGGGCAAGAGTTGGGTTGGGCGAAGGAAGTGGTGGCGAGGTACGCGAAGGCGGTTGGCAAGAAGGTGGAGATGAAGGTCGCGCTGATCAGCCGTGAGGAGCATGAGAAAATGATGGGGCGGGAGGGGCCGCGGGAAGTGGGCAAGGAGGAGTACGAGCGGATGATGAGGGAGATGGAGTCGTGAGCGAGCACTGGGGGCGGGAGTGGGGCGAATACGAGGGGGCGGGCGAGGGGGAAGCTGCGGGAGCGCGAGTGCGCGGGAGGGGATGTTGAGATGGTGAAGGAAGACCTTGAGAAGTTGATTGCGAAGATGACGCCGCAGGAGCGGAGCGAGTTTTTCGCCTTGGTTGCGGCGGAGAAAAAGGAACCGGTTTTCCGGAGTACGGACCACGTTTGGCAGAGCAAGTTCTTGGACGATCCGTCGCGAATGAAGGCGTTGCTGTGTACGCGGCGGGCGGGGAAGTCGTACGCGGCGGGGTTGATGTTGCTGGAGGCGGCGTACAAGAACCCCAACGTGTCTTGCTTGTACGTCGCGCTGACGCGCGCTTCGGCCAAGCGGATCATGTGGAAGGACGTTCTGAAGACGATTGACCGCGAGCAGGGGTTGAATTGTCGGTTCAACGAGACTGAGTTGAGCGTGACCCTGCCCAACGGCAGCATCATTTACCTGCTGGGCATGGACGCGGACGAGCAGGAAAAAGAGAAGGCGCTGGGGCAGAAGTTCAAGGCGGTGGCGGTGGACGAGGCGGCGTCGTACAACGTGGACTTGAACGAGATCGTGTACGGTATTTTGAAGCCGGCGACGGCGGACTACCGCGGCACGATTGCGATGATCGGAACGCCGGGCAACATGAAGCGGGGATTGTTTTACGAGTTGACCAAGGGGCAGAACCCGGGCGAGGCGGGGCAGTGGACGAAGGACGGATGGTCCTGCTACCGCTGGACGGCGTTTGAGAACCCAAAGGTGGCGGACCAGTGGAAGGCGGAGATCGAAGATTTGCGGTTGGCGAACCCGCTGATCGAAGAGACGCCGCTGTTCCAGCAGCACTACTTGGGCAAGTGGGTCGTGAACACGACGAACCTTGTCTACAGGTTCAACGATGAAAGGAACGTGTTTGACGAACTTCCCAAGCTTGGGCTGGGCGGACGCTGGCGCTATGTTCTGGGGATCGACTTGGGGTTCAACGATCCGACGGCATGGGTTGTTTGCGCCTACCATGACTTCGACCGGACGCTGTACATCTTGGGCGCGCACAAGAAGGAGCGCTGCGACATTACGGAAGTCGCGGACCAGACGCGAAAGCTGATGGGGCGTTTCGAGTTTGACCGGATCATCATCGACAACGCGAACAAGCAGGCGGTCGAAGAGATGCGGAGGCGGCACGACATTCCGTTGACGGCTGCGGAAAAAACGGGGAAGTCGGATTTTATTGAACTGATGAACGCGGATTTCGTGAGCGGCTGGATCAAGCTGCACCGGAAGGCGGCGGCTCCGTTGATCGACGAGTACGGGTTGCTGATTTGGGACGAGCGGAGCCAGCGGCGCGAGGAGCATCCGGCGGCCCCCAACCACTGCGCGGACGCGGCGCTTTACGCATGGCGGCACTGCTACCAGTGGCTTGCGGATGCGAGACAGCCGAATGGGCTGCGCTACGGCCGGGAAGAGGCCGATTGGATGATCTTGCAGGAAGAGCGCGAGTTGGAGTTGTTGCAGCAGGAGCGGCGCAACCGCGAGGGAGAGATCGCGTTGTGGGGGACGGAGTCTTGATTGGCATCTGGACAGTGGGTCTTGGGGCGGGTACGGTGCGGCCATGACGCAGGGAGACGCTGAGGGCTGGATTAGGTTCATGCGGCAGCATGGCGTGCGTCGGCTGCGCGTGAACGAACTTGAGATCGAACTTGACCCTGTGGCGGTGCGGCAGGCGAATGACGTAGCGCCGGCTCCCGTGATGTCGGCGTTTGAAGATGCGACGGGTTCGCTGTGCGCGTGCGGTCACTCTTGGATGACGGAGCACAACGAGTCGGGTTGCCTGCTGGGATGCTCGCACCAGCAGTGCGGCAAGCAGGAGACGCTGAATGCGTGACGAAGAAAAGCCGGCGGAGGGCGGGAAGCATCCGCGGGATGAACTTTGGCGCGCGGCGTTGTGGGCCGGATTTGCAAATCAAGAGAAGATCGTGGAGGATCTGAAGGCGATGCGCCGTCCTTGGTACGGCGAACTTGCGCCGTTGACCGCTGAGGAGAGGGTCTTCATCGTCTTCCAGTTGTGCAAGGCATGGTACCCGCAGATGGACGCGGACCGGCAGAAGCAGTCGTTCAAGATGCTGTGGCGGTTGTTCGGGGCGCGGAAGCGTCCGGTCGGGTTTGAGAAGGAGTCTGCCAATGGCCCCCATTGAATTCCGCGATTTTTCGGTTGGCGGCGAGCGTTCCGGCGTACCGGGGAAGTTTCCGGACAACAAGGAGACGCGCTGGTGGATGCTGGAAGGGCAGCAGGCCGCGGATGTTATTTCGGGCACGCTGAATCTGATCCGCGACACGCAGTCGTTCCGGGCGACCCAGTGGATCGTCTCGTCGCGTTTGTACGGCAACCTTGCGCCTACGACGCTGGCGGGCGTGTCGTTCAGCAAGATCGCGGCGGCGCAGCCGGCATTGCGCGACCGCATCAGCTACAACTTGGTTCAGAGCGTGACGGATACGGCGGTGGCGCGGATCACGCGGAACCGTCCGCGGCCGTTCTTTCTGACCAGCGACGGCGACTACCGGAAGCAGCGTGAGGCGAAGAAGCTGAACACGTTCCTTGAGGGCGTGTTCTACGAGAACGGCACGCACTCGATTGGCGTTGATGTCTTCCGCGATGCGGCGGTCTGGGGCGACGGGTTCATCCATGTGTTCGCCAAGGGCGGGCGCGTTTGCCATGAGCGCGTCATGTGCAGCGAGATTTTTGTGGATGACGTTGAGTCGCTATACGGGATGCCGCGGCAGATGCATCGCGTGAAGCAGGTTGACCGGCAGGTTCTGTTCGACATGTTTCCGGATGACGCGGCCAAGATTGGCGGAGCCAAGCCCAGCCGGACGGAAGAAAACGGACGCAGCATCGTGGCGGACATGCTGACGGTGCGCGAGTCTTGGCACTTGCCCAGCGGTCCCGGGGCGAACGACGGGAAGCACTGCATCACGATTGACGGCGCGGTGCTGGGCGAGATGGAGCCTTGGCCGCATCAGTGGTTCCCGTTTGCGCGCGTGCAGTGGAGCAAGCGGCTTTACGGGTTCTGGGGGCAGGGTCTGGCGGAGCAGCTTCAGAACATCCAGTTGGAAATCAACAAGCTGCTGTGGGTGATCCAGCGGTCGTTCCACCTGTCTGGCACGTTCAAGGTGTTCATTGAAAACGGCAGCAAGATCGTGAAGGAGCACTTGAACAACGATGTCGGCAGCATCATCAACTACACGGGCACGGCACCTTCGTACGTCGTGCCGCCGACCGTTGCTCCGGAGATCTTCAGCCACCTCCAGAATTTGATCAACAAGGGCTACGAGCAGGCGGGTATTTCGCAGCTTGCGGCGTCCAGCTTGAAGCCGGAAGGCTTGAACAGCGGACGCGCGATCCGCGAGTACAACGACATCCAGCAGGACCGCCTGCACACGCCGGCCAAGATGTACGAGACGATGTTCATGGACGTTGCGCGGCTTTCGATTGAAGTCGTGAAGATGATCGCGGAGGAGCATGGCGGTTACGCGGTGCGCGCGCCCAGCCGGAAGTCGGTCGCCAAGGTGGATTGGAAAGACATCAAGTTGAGCCAAGACGATTACGTCATGCAGTGCTACCCGGTGTCTTCGCTGCCGAATGACCCGGCTGGCCGGCTCCAGACGATCCAAGAGTACGCGCAGGCGGGCTTTCTGTCGCCGCGGCAGGCGCGTCGGCTTCTGGACTTCCCCGACCTTGACCAAGTCGAGTCGCTGGCGAACGCGGAGGAGGACTACCTCACCAGCCTGCTGGATCGGATGATTGATGACGGCGAGTACACCTCGCCCGATCCGCTGGACGATCTTGCGCTCGCGCGTCAGCTTGCGCTTGAGTACTACGCCAAGGGCAAGTTCAATAACCTGCGGGAGGACCGTCTGGATCTGATCAAGCGATTCTTGGATCAGATCAAGGAGGTCGAGCAGGACATCGTGAAGAAGACCGCTGAGGAGGCCGCGCAGGCCAGCATGGCCGGACAGGCCGCGCTTGCCGCAATGATGCCGCAGCCCGGAGCGACGGGCCCTGCGCTTTCGCCTCCGATTCCGATTGGGCCTAGTGACCTTGTACCGAATGTCCCGGTACAGTAACCAAGGAGTGACTGCATGGGCGTCGAGGGAGTGATCACCAACATGACCGTAGGTGCGGAGACTGCGCCGACTGTAGAGTCTGCGCCCGCTCCGGAGGTTGTTCCGGAGGCTGCGCCTGTGGCGGAGCCTGCTCCGGAGCGACCGCGTGCGGACCGCTTTGCGGTTCTGGCGCGCAAGGAGCAGGAGGTCTTCAAGAAGCAGCAGGCGGTTCGCGCGCAGCAGGCGGAACTTGCCCGGCAGGCTGAGGAGATCCGCGCGTTTCAAGCGGCCAAGCAGCAGGCGCTGACAAACCCGATTGAGGCGTTGAAGCAGCTTGGGCTGACCTACGAGGACATCACCAAGTTCGTTCTGAACGACAACCAGCCGACGCCCGAATTGGAGACGGCTTCGCTGCGCCGCGAGATCGAAGAGGTCAAGCGCCAGACGCAGGCGGATCGTGAGCGCCTGTTGAAGGAGCAGCGCGATGCCGCGATGCAGGAGCAGCAGGGCATCATCGCCGCGTTCCGCGAAGAGGTTGCGGATTACGTCGGCCAGCACGCGGACACTTACGAGTTGACAAACCTTTACAAGGGTGAAAGCCTTGTTTCGGATGTGATCGAAGAGCACTACAACGAGCAGGTTCGCGCGGGCGTCCGCAATCCCAAGTTGCTGACGATTCCGGAGGCGGCGAAGCAAGTTGAAGAGTACTTCGAGTCTGAGATTCGCAAGGCTCAAGCGACCAAGAAGTTCGCAGCTACGACGCAGGCAGTGGCTTCACCGCAGAATGGATCGCCGGCGGCGGCTCCGAAGCTGGGACCGACGCTGTCGAACAATCTGAGTGCGAGCGTGACCTCCAACCCGCAGCGACCGCGCACTGAGGCGGAACGGGTTGCGGCTGCGCTGGCCCGGCTTGAAGGACGTTAGCCACTAGGAACGGCAGCGACGTAAGGCGAAGTTCCGTCTCTCTCAATCAACCCGCCGACTAGGACGCATGGCGCGATCCTTACGGCTTTGCGGGCGCGAATGAATCGCAGCCTGCCACAGGTGCTCGTATGGCTTGGCCTTCTGGTAACCCCGGTTATACGCCCGTCCCGTCGGGCGGCATCAGCACGAACCCCGGCCCCTCGCCCGTTCTGAACCAGAGCGGCGGCCCCTCGTTCTCGTTCGACCTTGGCGCTGCGAACGCGGCGCTCAAGGAGCTTTACGATGACCAGAAGATCGCGAATCTGGTCTACAAGAACAACCCGTTCCTTGCGATGGTCCCGAAGATGGAGGAGTTCGGCGGCAAGTACATGCCGATTCCGCTGATCATCAACACCTCGCAGGGCCGCAGCGCGACGTTCTCCAACGCGCAGGGGCAGCAGACCGCGGCGACGATTCAGTCGTTCGCGCTGACCCGCGCGGCGAACTACAGCATCGCGCAGATCGACAACCAGACGATGCTGGCGTCGAAGACCGACAAGATGGCGTTCATCAACGGCGCGCAGGTTGTGATTGACGGCGCGATCCGGGCGCTGACCAACTCGCTCGCCACGCAGATTTTCCGCAGCGGGTCGGGCGCGATTGGCGCGATTGGCGGCTGGAACTCGGTGACCGGCCTTGTGACGCTGGCGAATGCGTCGGACATCGTGAACTTTGAAGTGAACATGACGCTCCAGACGCGCAACCCGACTTCGGGTTCGATCACCAGCAGCGCGAGCGCCTACGTCATCTCCGTCAACCGCACCGCCGGCACGTTCGTTGTGTCGGGTTCGATGGGCGGCTCGGCGGGCTTCGCGTGGGGCCCGTCCGTTGGCGACACCATCAACGTGGTTGGCGACTACAACCTTGCGATGAAGGGTCTGTCCGGCTGGCTCCCGACCACGGCTCCGACTTCGGGCGACAACTTCTTCGGCGTTGACCGCTCGCAGGATCCGACCCGTCTGGCCGGCGTGCGCTTCAACGGCTCGTCGGAGTCGATTGAGGAGGCCGTGATCGACGCCTCGCTGCTGGTCGCCCGCGAGGGTGGCACGCCCGACGTTTGCATCATGAACTTCGCCTCGTACGCGGCGCTTGAGAAGTCGCTTGGTGCCAAGGCGCAGTACATCAGCTTCGACGGGCCGGCGAAGATCTCGTTCCCGGGCATCCTCATCAACGGCGCTGCGGGCCAGATCAAGGTCTTCCCCGACCGTTCCTGCACGGCGAAGACGGGCTACCTGCTCCAGATGGACACTTGGAAGCTGTACTCGCTGGGTCCGGCCCCGCACATCAGCAAGTACGCTGACGGGCTGGAGATGCTCCGCGTGTTCAACAGCGATGCTGCTGAGCTTCGCGTCGTGTCCTACTCCAACCTTGGCTGCAACGCTCCCGGCTTCAACGCCGTGGTGCAGCTTGGTGCGTAACCACTAACAGGCATGGGGCGGCTCCAGCACGGCTGGGGTCGCCCCTTGTCATAGGAGACAAACATGGCCAATCGGTTTTTCAACCAGTTTGGCGGCACGCTTGAGCGCAAGGTGGTCAAGCTGTTCGCCAAGATCCTCTACACGGGCGGCGCTCCCACGCTGGTGGACAGCACGGTGTTGAACAGCGGCACCTCGCCCGTCACCGTCAACGAGTCGCAGGGCTTTGAGTCGCTGGTTCCGGGCAACAGCGGCTTCCAGCTTGTGCTGGGCAACAACAACGGCGGCGTTCCGGAGTACGACACTTACGTTCGCTTGCTGAATGTGTCGTTCAGCACGGTCATCCCGTCGGGCGGAATCCCCGGCTCATTCGTCTCTAGCGTGATCGTTCAGAACGACAACGTGAACGGTGCTGTGGGTGGCGTTCCTACGATTGATCTGATTACGTTGGTGAATTCTCCGTCTGCGCCGCCTCCGCCGTTTACTCCGACGGGGATCGCGCCCGGCGTGCCCGACAACGGCACGATCCTGTACGTCGAGTTGACGCTGTCGAACACCACGGCGTACTAACTGGAGGCTGTCATGGTTCACCACGACAAGGCCACGGTCGCGATCATCCTTGGCAAGATGAAGCCGAAGTCTGCTCCCGATCACATGGCGGAGGAGCACGCGGAGGCCCATCCGGACGAGTCGCTGCACGCCTGCGCTGAGGATCTCCTTGGCGCGATTGCGGCCAAGGATGCTGCCGGTGTCGCGGATGCGCTCAAGGCGTTCTTCCACATTGCGGACGCCATGCCGCATGAGGAAGGTGAGCACATCAGCGAAGAGGAAGAGCACGGTCCGTACTGACTAGGGCTTGCAAGGGTCGCTCTAGCATCAACGCCGATCCGGGTTGGTGCTAGAGTGCCCTTGGCCCGTGCGGAGGCATCATGGCGATCTACCCGAAAATGTCTCTGCCGCAGTTGCGAGTCGCCAGCCGCCAGCGCGCGGACATGGTCAACTCGCAGTTCATCACCAACGATGAACTGAACAGCTACATCAACGCCTCGTACTTTGAACTTTACGATCTGCTGGTTCAGAAGTACGGCGATGACTACTACGTCGAGCAGTACAGCTTTCCGCTTTCGCAGAACATCACCCGCTACGACCTCCCTGCGGACTTTTTCAAGTTGCTGGGCGTCGATCTCCAGATCAGCGATGGTCCGGACGGGTACGTTTCTCTGAGGCCGTTCACGCTTGCTGAGCGCAACCGCTACAGCACGGCGAACGTGCAAACTTGGATCGGCGTCACGAATCTTCGGTACAGGCTGAGCGGGAACAAGCTTTGGTTCACGCCGTCTCCGCAGAGCGGACAAACGATCCGCATTTGGTACATCCCGCGCCTGCGCGAGTTGACGGATCCGGTGACGCTGACGCTTTCGGGCGTCATTGCCGGCGACACGCTCAACTTCGGCAACACCTCGTTCATCGCGGGCGTGGATTTTGTGATCGGCGCGACCGACACGATCACCGCGCAGAATTTGGCGACGGCGGTCGAGACGGCGTTTACGGATTCGACGGCGACCGTGGCGAACGCCGTGATCACGTTTGAAACGACGGACACCACGGGGTACGCGCTTTCGGTCAGCAACGCAACGACCGTCGGCGTTGACCTTCGCATGGCGCTTTCGGCGGCGCTTGTGGTTGAATCCAGCGAGGTCGCGGACGGCATCTCTGGTTGGATGGAGTACGTCGTTACGGACGCGGCGATCAAGATGATGCAGAAGGAGGAGTCGGACACGACGGTCCTCCAGATCCAGAAGCAGGCGCTGATCAAGCGGATTGAAGCTGCTGCTGAGAACCGCGATGCGGGCTCGCCGGCCACTGTTGCCGACGTTCAGTGGACTAACGGTACTTGGCCGTTCGGCAACGGGTTTGGCGGCGGCGGCGGAATCCCTTAGCCATGCCGACGATCAAGCAGCTTTCGCGCATCATCAGCACGGACGCTTCTTTGAATCGTCTGCAAGACCAGCTTGCTTCCGCGTTGAACCCCATCTTGCGGGAAGTGAAGGGCGACCTCACGGGGCCGCTTGAAAGCCCCATCGTGACGGGGCTGCAAGGCATTTCTGTTTCGACCGCGGTCCCGACCACGGGACAGGCGTTGGTCTACGACGGAACGCAGTGGGCTCCCGGCTCTGGCGGTGGAGGCGGCGGCGTTACTGCGGTGACGGCGTCATCTCCGCTGGCTTCTTCGGGCGGTACGACGCCGAATATTTCGTTGACCGGCGTGGTTGGCGCAGCCAACGGCGGTACCGGACTTTCAACTTCTGGAACGGCCGGCTGGGTTTTGACCGCGGACGGTCTTGGCGGCTGGACGAGCGGGCCTGCCCCGGGCGGAGCGCCTACCGGACCCGCCGGCGGCGTCCTTGGGTTCCCGGGAAGCACTTACCCCAACCCGAATGGGCTCGCGTGGACTACTTACGCGCCACTTGTAGGCAAGAACTTCATCGACATCGCCGCGCCTTACAACCTGTTGCCGATCACGTTCAAGCCGCAGGACGGCTACCCGGCAGGGTTCAATTACAAAGAAGGGCAGTCGCTTGAGGTTCAAGGCAGCGATGCTGCGTATTACAACGGCGTCGGAGGTGCCGCGCGACTGCTCGGAGGCAACGGGGGCGGCGGCGACTCGGCGTCCTATGGTGGCGGCGGCGGTGCTGTCGAGATGATCGGCGGCATGGGCAACTACGGAGGTCTTGGGCCCAACATCGGCGGGAACGCCTTGGTGTCTGGCGGTCCCGGGACCAATGCCTACAACGGCAGCGGCGGCGGGTCGGCCACCATGCGAGGCGGAACCGGGTTGAACGGCCCGGGCGGTCACGCCTACGTTCGCGGCGGGTACGGCGGGTTTACCGGGACCAACGGCAAGGCGTACATCGGAGACATCGAAACCGCTGAAGTCCGGCTTGCTGCAACGAGCATCCTCACGACGATCAACGGGCCGACGAAGCTGACGCCTGCCGGTACGGCGACGATCACGGCGGCGACCTACCAGTTCTCGCCTACCACGACTCTGCTGCCGTTTACCTCGTCTGGCAACCACACGCTGACTTCGACGCCGACCATCGTGACGGCCGGCGTGCCGTTCGGGCAGTTGGTGTTGCTGTACAACGCAGGAGCGCCGGGCACTGGTCACATCCAACTGAATCGGGGCGCAGCGGAGGCGTTGTCGTTGAGCAACGCAAACCCTCGGATTGACGAAGGCGGATCCATGCTGCTGATGTTCGACGGCACCTACTGGATCGAGATCATGCACACGCAAGCCACCAACGTCTAGGAGACGCCATGAGCACGCCCAACATGAACTTGACGGTGCCGATTGTGAGCCAGACGGTCGGCCCGACTTGGGCCAACCAGATCAACGGCGACCTTTCGCTGATCGACGCGCACGATCACACTCTTGGGTGTGGCGTGCCGGTTCCGGTCGCCGGGCTGAACATCAACGGCAACCTGTCGTTTTTTAATTCCGCTGGGAACTTTTCTGTCACCGATCTTGAGAGCGTTCAGTTCTACAACCAAACAACCCTTGCTTCGGAACGGTCGCTCTACACGATTGGTGACAACCTTTACTACAACACGACGGGCGGCGCTTCCGTTCAGATCACCAACGGAACGAACGTCAACGCCGGCGCTGGCAGCATCACCGGCATGACCGGCGGCGCGAATGTCGCGTTCAATCCGGGCACTGGGGCTTTCACGTTTGAGCAGTCGGCCGGCTTGCCGGCGACTCTGGATGTCGGCACGGTGATCGTGCGCCCGCAGTCCATCGGCTCAAGCGGAATTGAAATTACCGCCCCGGCTGGTGCATCCCCGTACATTCTGACGCTGCCCATGAGCCTGCCGCCGTCGCAGGTTCTCATGTCGCTTGCGTCCAACGGCGACATCATCAAGCTGAGCATTGATGCTTCTACCCTCGTTTACCAGACTTCGACCCTGTTGAAGGTCGGCGTCATCGGAACCGCGAACTTGGGGGCCAGCATCGTTACGACCGCCAAGATCGACAATCTTGCCGTGACGGGCGAGAAGTTGGCTAGTCCGATCACGACCAACACGGGCGGTGTTGCCACTTACACGATTAGCGGCAACGGAACGTGGCAGAGCGTTTACACGATCCCGGCCACGATCAGTCTTACGACGCTGCGACCTTTGATGATCGTGTTTGAGGGTGACGGCAACGGTTCCGTTGGCGGCTACATGGAAGCCAGCACGACGGACGCCGAAACGCAAGTTTTGATCTACCAGAACTTGACCAACATCACGCAGAACCGCATCACGATCACCAACGGCATCAAGTACGCCCCGGGCGTCATGTCTTGCATTTTTTCGCCCACCAACACGGGCACATGGACGATCAATCTTCAAGTGAAGCAGACCAGCGGCTCGTCAACGGTCTTCAAGAACGTGAAGTTCTTTGCCTATCAGATCTGAGAGGCCGCCATGCTTGATCGGCAGAACATCACCATGCCGTTCGCCAACGGCGTGGACACCAAGACCGACGCCAAGCAGGTTGTCGCCGGCAAACTGCTTCGCCTTGAGAACGGCGTGTTCACGCGGCTCAAGTCGATTGAGAAGCGGCGCGGAAACGTCGCGCTGGGCTCCCAGATCGTGAATGCGCCGGGCACGGTTGTGTCGAACGGGATCGGTCTGGCAACTTATTCCGACGAGCTTCTCTTGGCCGGATCGGACAAGGTTTTCAGCTACGAGCAGGGCAGCGACGGCTGGGTCAACAAGGGCAAGTACGTTCCCATGAAAGTGACCAAGCAGTCGGTCATCAAGGATTCCAACCAGCAGTACAATCCCGACGGCGCTGTTCACGCAAACGGGCTTCAGCTTTACGCATGGGAAGAGGTTCCGACCGCGGGCACCACGATCATCAAGTACAACGTGATCGACACGATGACCGGGCAGGTTGTGGTGACCGCGCAGCAGTTGGCGACCACGGCGGTCATGCCGCGTGTCATCGTGAACAGCGGCTCGTTTCTGATCTACTTTTGCGATGCCTCACAGACGCGGCTGAAGCTTGCGGTCATCTCCGCAAGTGCTCCTGCGTCAACGCCGACGTTCTACACATTGACCGCGGCGGGAGTGAACGACAACAGCCTTTCGGTGGACACGCTGGCCTACGACGTTTGCGTGATCCCGACGCAGGCTGGCAACCAGATTTATTTGGCGTTTGGCAACAACAACGCCGGCACCACGCTGCGGGCCTACCAGTACAGCGATCCCAGCTTGCAGATCACTGGAGCAACGCAAGTCACGCTTCCGGGCATCACGCGGTGCGTGACGGTGTTCGGCGCAAACACGATTGCGGCCGGCAACCAAGGTCCGGTCGTTGTTTATTCAAGAGACAACGGACTGAGCCCGTACACGGCCAGCATCTTGTTTGGCGCGTACACCTACCTGCTAAGCGCGGTTGGATTCGGCACAATTGCGACGGGACTTGACTACCGTGCAGCGCGGCTGATCACCGGCTGCAACACGGCAACCGGCGCGGTTGGGTTTACGGTGTTCTTCGCCAAGGCCAGCGCGTTTCCGGAGTACACCTCCAAGGCGGTTGTTGACTCCGCCTATGCCGTGACGTTGACCGCTAGCTGGCAGATCACCGCTGCTCCTATCGGCAAGGCGTTTGTGCAGAACAACACGGTCTACCTGCCGATTGTTTTTTACTTCCCATTCACGTTGGGCGGCGACGGCGACACGAATCAGCAGAGCGCGTACTTTTTGGTGGACGCCAACACCAACATCGTGGCGCGTGCGATGGACAGCTACGCCGCCAACTACCGGCAGCTAACATGGTACCCGGGTAGCTTGGCCTACCTTGCGTCGGCTCCATTGGCGAACGTGTTTTCGCCAGTAGCGAACACGTTTTCCTTGGCGGTCCTTGAGCAGGTCTTGATCCAAGGTTCGTTGCAGGATACGACCACTAACGTCTCTGAGTTGACGTTTGCGTTCAACGATCCGCAGACCGTCGCCATGCACAGCGAACTTGCTGGCAATCTGCACCTGTCTGGTGGATTTTTGCAGATGTACGACGGCGTGAGCGTGGTGGAACACAACTTCCACCTGTACCCGCTTGTGTTCCCGTCCACGCCCGTGAGCGGCGGCAGCATCGCGGCCGGCACCTACCAGTACACGGTTTGCTACGAGTGGGTAGACAACGAGGGCAACGTCCACCAGAGCAGGCCGGCGGCTCCAAAGACCGTGATCGTGCCGACCGGCAGCATGCGCGTGCCGCTGAACATCAGCTATCTCCAGTTCACGGCCAAGCGCGCGGATCGTCCGGTTCAGATCGTGATTTACCGGACGGAGGCGAGCGGCAAGATCTTCTATCGTGCCTCCAGCCTCACGACGCCCGACTTGAACGTGATCGGCGGCTCGCCCACGCTGACCGCTTACGATGGGCTTTCGGATGCCGACCTTGCGCTGCGCCCTGCGTTGTACACGCAGCCGCTGGTGACTACGGCTCCGACCGAAGTTGAGAACGCGCCCGCGCCTCCGACGGCGCTTGTGCAGTTGCACCGGAACCGTCTGTTCGTTCTGGACTCCACCAACCCGCTGCAAGTCTGGTACAGCAAGCTGCCTAGCGCAGGCACGCCGGTCGCGTTCAACGACGCTTGGATCAAGCAGATTGACCCGCGCGGCGGCAACGTCACCGCGCTCGCCACGGTTGATGACAAGCTTCTTGTTTTCAAGCAGAACTTCATCTTTTACATCGTCGGTCAAGGTCCGAATAATCTTGACCTCAACAACGACTTCTCCGACGCGATCATGGTTACGTCGGACGCCGGATGCATTGACCCGCGCAGCATTGTCGGGACGCCCGTCGGCATCATGTTCCAAAGCCGCAAGGGCATCTACTTGATCGACCGATCCTTGGCGGTGCAGTACGTCGGCGCTCCAGTGGAGGCGTTCAACGGCGAGACGATCACCTCCGCCACGCTGGTCGCAGACACCAACCAAGTCCGCTTCACCCTCCAGAGCGGCAGCGTTCTGGTTTACGACTACTTTGTCGATCAGTGGGCGGTGTTCACCAACTTGAACGCCGTTGACTCGCTGATCTGGCAGTCGAGCGTGATCGTCCTCCGGGCGAACGGGCAGACGCTGCGGGAGACGGCGGGCGTCTACACCGACGCCGGATCTCCGATCCAGCTTCGGATTGAGACTTCTTGGCTCTCGTTCTTGAACATCCAAGGGTTCCAGCGGGTTCGCCGGATGCTGGTTCTTGGCGGTTGGCTGAGCCCGCATCAGCTTCGGATCGGCGTTTGCGTTGACTTTGACGAGACGATTGTTCAGCAGGTGACTGCAAACCCGACAACGCCGACGGCGTTTGGCGGTTCCAGCCCCTACGGCGAAGACGTTTACGGCGGACAGTTCCAGCTTTACCAGTGGCGGTTGGATCTTGCGCGACAGAAGTGCCAGACGGTAAAGTTCACCATTGAAGACTTGCCCGCAGCGACGGCGACAGGACAAGGCGTTTCGCTTTCCTCGCTTGCATTTGAGGTTGGCGCGAAGGTGGGCCTCGCGAAGGTTCCGGCTTCCCGCACCGTCAGCTAGGCGCGCTAAGGAGATCACATGGGACTTGCTCAGTTTTTGGGGTTTACGCCCCCAGAGTACGCTGATCCTGCGAGCGAGGAATTTCGCCGCCGGCAGCAGGCGTTGCAGGTTGGGCTTGAGGCTCCGAAGACCGCGAGCGCGTTCGGGCGTTCGGAGGCGGCGACCTTTGCCGGCCTTGAGTCGGCGGAGCAGACGGGCCGCGAGCAGGCGCAGCTTGCTGCGGCGCTCCGGGCGCAGGCTGAGGGGAAGGCTCCTAGCCTCGCCGCGCAGCAATACGCGCGCGCGCTTGAGCAGTCGCAGGCTGCGGCTCAATCGCAGATTGCTTCCGCCCGTGGACTTTCGCCCGCGCAGGCGCAGCGGCTGATGCTGACCCAGCAGGCGCAGTCGCGGGCGGACATGGCCCAGCAGTCGGCCATGCTTCGCTTGCAGGAGCAGCAGGCCGCGCAGGCGGCGCTTGGCAACCTACTTGGTCAGCAGCGTCAGCAGGCGTTGCTGGGCGGGCAGCTTGCGGCCGGGATGTACGGTACGGCTGGCGGGCTGGGCACGACGGCAGCGGTCGAGCAGGCGCGACTTGAGCAGGCCGCCAAGCAGCAAGTGTTGACGCAGGCCCAGCAGGAGCAGGCGCAGCGGGCGCAGATTACGGCGGCGACAATTGCTGCGGCTGGCGAAATTGCGGGAGAGGGCGTTAAGGCGGCGGGCGCTAAGACTTCCGCGCGTGGCGGCAAGATGACCGCGCTGGTCCCGGGCGAGGCCAAGTTCAAGGGTGACACGCGGTCGAACGACACCGTGCCCGCTTTGCTTTCGCCCGGAGAGATCGTCCTTCCGCGCAGCGTGGCGCAGGATGAGGACGCTCCGGAGAAGGCCAAGAAGTTTGTCGAGGCGATCAAGGCTCAGAAGCGGCCGTCGCCCAAGGCTTTCGCTGAGGCTATGGCGCGGCTGCGTGATCTTGAGTCGCGGCTGGATGCAATGGAGGCGCTGGCGGATCTTGAAGCTGAGCGCGAGGGCTAAAATGCAGAAGCCGACGTTGCGGTTCCGGCAGGTTTTCGAGGCTCCGACGCACTTCAAGGTCATGCGTCCTATGGGCAACCCGCTTCTGATCGCCAAGAAGGGGATTTCGCCTCAGTTGCAGGCGCGGCTGCGGAAGTTCGCTCGCGGCCCGGAAGTTGGCGAGCCCACCGCGGAGGACGCCGAGAACGCCAAGATTCTTGAGCCCGCGCTTGCTCGCGAGGCTTTTGCGACGGGCGAAGACATTGCGGCTGCGGCGATGGGGCCGGGCATGGGCGTCGAGCGAGTGACCGGCGTCGAGCCGATCATCCGTCCTTCGGAGCCTGTTACTGGCGTTTATGTCCCGCGGCCCAAGCAACCATTTGAAGTCGAGATGGAGCAGAAGCCGCTGTTTGGAACCAAGGCTCCGGTAGACGTTGAGTCTGATGATCTTGAAATTGAGCCTGTCCGCGAGACGCCTGCGATGCCGCCCGCTGCCGCGATTGCGGCGAAGCCCGCGGCCGAAAAGCCCGCCGAAGAAGAGGTTGAGGCGGAGGAGCCGTCGGCGGAGCCGGTCAAGGAGCCCGGGAAGCCGGGAGCAAAGCCCGCGCTTGAGGGCGTTGAGTTGCAGCGCGCCAAGGCGATTGAGGACTTGCTGGCGAGGATCCCGCAGGCTGAGGCTCAGCGGATCCAGAAGGAACAGGAAGCGGTTGACTTCGCTAAGAAGGAAGCTGAGCTTCGTTACGACCAAGCCAAGATCGCGCAGGACACGGCTTGGAATGAGTTTCAGCGGGCCAAGGAGGAGCAGGGCTCCTACCTGTCGCGACTGAGTGCGCCCCGCAAGGTCGGCACTCTGATTTCGCTTGCGCTGGGCGCTTTCGCTTCGGGTTGGAAGGGAATCCCG